AATTACTCAATTTCAAGAAGATAAAACTTTACTAACATCTATGTTTCAGTATAAAAGTGCTGAACCTAAATCATTACCTATACAAGCATATCATAGTAGTTTACTCAAGAGTAACTGCAGAGTTACACGTCAACCTGATTGGGGTGATGTCTTTATTGAAATGCAAGCACAAGATGCAATCGATCCAATTGGTCTTGCAAAGTATATTGTATCATTTAGAGATGAATGCCATTTTCACGAAGAAATTTGTGAAACAATTTTCAAAAGATTATATGATCGTTTCCAACCTTATTCATTAATGGTTAAATGTCTTTATACCAGACGTGGTGGTATTGATATTTGCCCTATACGTGCAACTAAAAATTACACGTTATTGGATAAATCACCATTTGTTGATATAGATGTACCTTACTGTAAAACCCCTCGACAGTAAATATACCGATAAAAAAAGAGCGTACCTTTCGGTACGCTCTTTTTGTTTATATTGACTACTTCGCTTAGAAGTAAACAACTTGCTGACCTGGTGCGAATGCAACACCGAGATCCTTGACGATGATTGTATGGTAATACAAATCAGCACCAAAGATGTTGTCAACGACACCGTAACGTGTTAAGAGACCAACACGTGGTGAGAAGTCGTTAGGACCGATTGTACGCTGTACCATTACTGGTATGTATGGGCAGTAGATAATACCTGTGTCGTAGAACTCAGGGCCTTTGTAACCAAGTAATGCATATTCAACATTACGTGTTGAGCTATAACCACTATTAGAATAGAAGCTGGACTGAGCTTCTGTACGTGTGTCGCGGTAAACATTAAAACGACCACCGAGTGAGCCAATCTTGGCGACACCAACTGGTTGTGTGTTTACGTTACCTTGTACAGGTACCCAATGGAACTCAGGTAACATTTCAAGGATTGCTGAAACACGTGGTGTGCAAACGATAAAGTTTGCAGAACCTCTACGGTTACGAACAGCAATTCTGTTAGCCTGGATTATGATTTGCTGGTAGAAGTCACGATTACGTTCAACTAACCAACGACCGTCCGCTGATGCTGGGCTCCAAAGTGAGTAACCAATGTTGAAACCAGCGTTAAGAGAAATTTGAACCATTCTCATTAACATTTCGCGGTCAATTTCAGCCTGAATTTCGTAGCTCATCGCATTGGTTAATTCAGTGTCGATATCGATACCGTTCATGTTCTTGAGATCTTGCTCAAGTTCAACTGACCAGCGAGCTGCTAACCTACGGGTACCAGCTTCGACTGCTGTCTTTTCAAACGATGTTACGATCTGAGGAATCCTACCAGTTAACTCGAAGTTAGCAAGTAACTGTGCAACACCTTGATCTGTAGCAAGATATTGGAAATCAGAACCTGAACCAAGACCAGACAATGCTAATGAGCTTGTACCTGTGAATCTTGAGTCAAGATACTGATAACCAATTTCCTTACCATCGGATTGATTTTGTGGTTCGAGGTTGATTGTACCTGTTGCTGATGGCTGACCGTCAACACCGTTGCCGAGTGCTTCTGATTCGTATTTATAACGAATGGCGAATGCAAGACCTACCGGACCTGACATTGGCTGAACACCAACGATTTCGTTAGTGATAAGCTCAGGGAAGGTACGACGGATCATTGGGATAAGAATCTTAGGCAATCTGAAATCACCAGTTGCATAAGTATCACCTTGGGCATAGCTGTTTGGTATTTGGTTACCAAACTGGCCGACGTTTACAGAGCCGTTTGAAAATACCGAGCCAGTACCACCAGCTACGTTATTTCCCTCTGTTAAGCACCACTTCTCTTGATTTTCTAAGAGACAAGCGGTTGTATATCTCTGATGGTCGTCAGAGATTGGTTTTACGTTATCTGAAGTGTAGTCCAATACAGGGGACCACTTCTCGAGAAGAGCCTTAGCACGGCTCATATCGATGAACGAGTTATTTGGTCTTATTTGGTTCATATTTAGTTATGGGTTAAAATTTAAAAACATATACTATGTGTATAGTACATATCAGAACTATAAGAAACCGTCCTATAGCTCTCAAGTAAGTTGAAATTAATATCTTGTCAACTCAGTAAGATATAAACTAGCAACAGGGTTGTCTTGCTGTGATTGTGTTGGTTGTACCGACTCCTCAACTACAACACGATCAACAGTTGTTGACGTAGCCTGTTGTTTAGCTTCTTCTGTGAGGCCTTGAAGTTTTTCCTCTTCTCTCTTATCAAACATTGAAACGGTGTAATCAAAGTTTTCCTTTATAAAGTCATATGACTTATTACTAAGGATCTTTTTGATGTAACCCTTTTTATCGTCTGACAAGGTAGCAGTTTTTTGCTCAAGATACAATTTTGCTTTTAAATTAGCATTTTCTTGTTCTGTTGCAATAAACTTGCTCTTCAAGTCCTCAAGCTCGCTATGAGCTTCATTTATTTGATTCTTACCATCCAAAATTGCTTCACGTACACTCTCTTTAGCAATTGCTAAATCAACACCAAGTGCAGAACGTATTGAGTTCAACATGGTGTTTGCACGCTTGTTTTCTACAGCTTGGAGAATTGCATCTTGTGGTACCAATTTTTCAAGATATAATTCCATATAGTCGCTGATTTTTGTAACTAAAGAAGTTCTGAAATTGTTTGCTTCTTCATTTAAAGCTCCCTCGTACTTCGTGATAACTTTCTTTAATTTATTGGTGTGATTAAGTTCGATAGCTTCGACCACTTTTTTAAGTTTGTTAGAGTGATCAGCATCTAAAGCATCAAGAAATTTTTCTAATGCGACAGAATACTCTTCATCTTGTTCATTGAGAGCTTTTTCAACATGAAGCTTGACTTTTTCATTAAAGTGTTGCTCAAGCTTGCTTAAGGATTCTTCAGTGAGAACTTCCTTAACATCATCTGTGAGTGCATCTTTGATTTCTTTATTCATAATTTAAATTGGTTGTTTTACTTAACTTTATCAGCTGCTTTTTTGATTTTAGCTTTAAGTTTAGCTTCAACTAATTGCTGTAAATATTTATTAGCTTCAGCATACTTTTCCTCCAAAATTGCTGAAATAAAATTATGGTAATTTTTTGTCATAATATTATTTATAATTTAGCGCTAATTTTATCAATAAATGCTGTTATTTGCTCAAGAAAATATTTTTCTCTATTGTTTCTTGGTAATTTAGAGATTTTCTCTTCGAATTTTGAGTAAGCCTCTTCTAATTCGCCTTTGGTGTTTAAGACCCATTGCTTAGATTCAAGTATACCATTTACAAATGCTTTTGGACAAGAAGGGTCAGCTACACAATCAATTGCTACTAACTTAACATCGCTTACTCTGCTTATACCGTTAGACTCTTGACACAATTGGCCAAGTGCTCTAGTACTCATACCCATTGTTACACCATCTTGGATTAACGATCTTACAATTAATCCCATTGGGGTACTTAATACTTTAGACTTACCATGGTAAAATTTACCCTCGTTTTTAAGCTCCACAACCATGTGGCAAGCTCTTTCAGGGTTAACCTCAACAGACGTTGGGTGATTTAATTCACCCATACTGCGTTTCGTTTCAATCATTTCCTTTATATAACGACCAACTTCAGCTCTCATTTCATCTGCAGGATAATATCTTTTATTACGATTGGTTTCGTCTACCATTATATAAGGACCTTTGATATATAATGTTGAAGGAGAATTAGGACTTTTCTCTTCAAGTATATACTCAAATTGCTCTTTTGGAGCTGGTGTCTCAATAAGTAATCTAAACATTTAAAATATTTATTGTTTTACAGTGGTTTATTTAACAATTTTAGTTTTTATATTTATTCAATATCTGGGTCTTCCCTATTTGGATCTTCAGGTTGTATAAAATCGCGACTTCCATGAATATCTGATAAAGTTTTACCTACAATTTGACCCACCTCATTTAATGAATTTACTTTATACCAGTCCTGCGGATCAGTGCTAGTTTTATAAAAAACTGCATGTATAGGTTCCTTATAGTGATTACCATCCCCGTAATAAAGATAATCAACTGCACCATCATCAATTAATCGATTTATAATTAATTTTGCGGTTTTATCGTCAACACCACCATCACCGATTAATTCTTTATATACAGACTCAAGATTATGAACTACCGTGACAATATCTTCACCATCTGTACAACTAAAAACTATATCTTTTTTTGGTGATAATACTAACGCTTTTTTAAAACTAACTTCTTCAGGTTCATACACTTCAATATATTCTAATGATTCCTTATCACCGACAATTTCTATTGCACCTTGTAATAATATTTTAGGTAATTGTTGCGCCAAAACAGTTGTTATTTTTGATTGAGAAATATCTCTATCGGAATATGAAATAGAAATGTAAGCTTTATTATCGATAGCTTTTAAAAATGCTTCGAATATTAATTTAGTATCTTTATTCATAACATTTTAATATTTATAATTTATACCCAATTCTTTTTCGGTGAGTATTTTAAATTCCATATTGTGTTTTTTTGCATAATTTGTTGCAGCTTCCCATTTTGCCTTGTTTTGCACATATGTTACCTGCTCGTATATCATTGTGCTTTTCTTTTTATTTTTACTTACCGTGGGTGGTATTGTTTGTTTGGATGGTTTTATCTCTATTAAATATCTTTTTTTAATATCACCTTCTTTTATATAGACCATGTTATCTACAAAATATCTATGAGGTTTATTATCAATAGGGCTTACATAGGGAATTATTACTGTTTCACTTGACCACTCTAATACGTTTGGGTTTACATCACAAAATTTAAAAAATTTTAATTCCCAACCTGATCTGTAAACAGGATCTTTTGAACCCTTATATTTTGTTTTATTTAGAGGTTTATAAACACCTTGTCTAAAATTAGTTGTAGTGTTAGGTGGTAAC